CTATAAATCAATCCGAACACCATTTTTGAAGGTGAGGCTGATTTTCTTGCCCTCTTTAATATCCAATCGCTCAACACTAGTCTGCCAGAGTTCTTGATTGAAATCTGTGATGAGGTCTTCCTGCTGTTTGAGTTGTTGGATAAATCCATCAAGACTTAGCTGTTTACTTTTCTGCTCTTCTAAGGATGACGTAGCTTCCTGCAACTCTTTCTGCCTTTCTTGGTAGGCTGTTACTAGAGTATCGTACTGCTCTTGGTAAAGGTCTTGATTCTGAGCCTTCCTTGCATTTCTATCAACCAAGTCTTCAATGTCTTGTCGAATAGTTTCAAGTTGCTGCTCCAAATCATCAATCTTGTTTTCAAGCGGTGAGGTGTCTTTTGCCAAGTCAATCAAGAGTTCTGTATTAGCGACAATCTCCTCTCGATTACTGAGGAGTTGGTTCATGGCTGATAGGAACCAACCTTTAATCTCTTCCTCCGTCACATGAGGTGTCTGACATTTATGCTCGCCCTTATACTTGGCATTGCACTGGTAGATGGTTCGTTTGTACTTGCTGGTAGAGTGCCACACCTTACTTCCAAAGGCTGACCCACAGTCACCGCAGAACAGTCGTCCTGTGAAGATGTTATTGGTTTGCCGTTTCTTTTCTAACTTATCCAATTCAACCTGAACCAAATCAAAGACTTCACGCTTGATAATGGCTTCATGGTTGTTTTCCACATAATACTGTGGAAGTTCCCCTTCATTAGGTTTGGTGCTTTTGGTCAAGAAGTCCGTTGTAAAACTTTTCTGAAGGAGGGCATCCCCTTTGTATTTTTCATTCCGAAGCATACGCTTAACTGTACCGTAACTCCACTTCCTTTTCCCTTGTGGGGTTGGAATCCCTTGGGCAGTCAACTCCCTTGCGATTTTATTGGGGTTGTTGCCCAGTAAAACCTGATGGAAAATGTACCTCACGATTTTAGCTTCTTCTTGGTCAATTTCAAAACCACCCGTGTCACTTTTCTTGAAGCCTAAAACTTGGCTGTAGGAAAAGGTCACTTGCCCTTCAGCCAACTGGCGTCGTCTGCCCCAAGTCACGTTCTCTGAAATGGAACGGCTCTCCTCTTGAGCAAGACTCGACATGATGGTAATCAGAAGCTCCCCTTTAGAATCAAAGGTCCAAATGTTCTCTTTTTCAAAATAGATTTCAACACCTGCTTCCTTGAGTTTGCGAACCGTTGAAAGGGAGTCCACCGTGTTTCTGGCAAATCGGCTGACTGACTTGGTTAAAATAAGGTCTACCTTTCCGACAAGGGCATCTTCCACCATTTCTTGAAACCCAAGTCTCTTTTTGGTGTTTGTTCCAGAAATCCCTTCATCGGAATACATCTTGACAAATTCCCAATCTGAGCGACTGTTGATGTAGTCTGTGTAGTATGTCATCTGAGCTTCGTAGGAAGTTGTCTGATCTTCATGGTCAGTGGATACCCTGGCATAGCCTGCCACTCGTCGTTTGGTAAAGCTGGGCAGGTCAACCTTATGGGTGACTTGTTTGGCTGGTTCTATCGTGATAACTTTTTTCATGTCTACCGTCCTTTCTGAATGATGACGTGTTTTTCTTCTCCATTTCTATAGGTCGCTTTAGCTTCATTGGTCACGCTATTAAAAGAAATATGGTGAATGTCTTCTGTATTTATTCTCTCACCAAAGGCTTGAAAGAGCTGTTCTTCTGTAACGGTACGTCCTAGACAAGCCTCGACACCCTTGGCATCTCTTGTCCTGCAGTAATACCTCACTCGCTTTTCCTGATTAGATTTGGTCTCCAAAGTTAAAATCATGTCTAAACCGCAGTGCTCACAATACACTTTGCCTTGTAACTTTGCTAGGGCATCATGCTTTGATACTCTCCTCCTAGCACGCCGCTTTTTCTCTTGATTGACCTGTTGGAAATACTCTGGTGTCACAATGGCTTCGTGGGCATTCTCAACGATATACTTTGCCATCTGCCCATCGTTTGGAATGGAGCGACTGCCAAAATGATCTCGAAAGGTCTTCTGTAAAATAAGTCGTCCGCAGTAGGCTTCTTGGTCAAACATATTATAAATAATTCGCTTAGTAAAGCGATTCCCTAGCCTTGTTCGTTCTCCCCTATCATCAAGCTTTTTAGCTATTTTTGGGGCTGAAAGTCCTTCCATATACCATTCAAAGACCTGTCTGACAATTGAGGCTTCATGGGGTTCAATCACATACTCTTCGCCATTCCATCGATAGCCAAAGATGTCTTGGGGAATATAAGATTTCCCTTCTTCAAAGCGCTTCTTCACTCGCCATCTGATGTTTTGACTGATAGACTGTGATTCTTCTTGAGCCATGGAGGCAAGCAGGGTTAAAAGCAACTCCCCTTCAGCGGTTAGGGTGTCAATCTTCTCCTTTTCAAAGCGAACACTGATACCAAGTCGCTTCAGCTCACGAACAGTTTCCAAAAGCTCCACCGTATTTCGCCCAAAGCGTGAAATGGACTTGGTTAAGATTATGTCAATCTTACCTTTCCGACAATCTTCAAGTAACTGTTGAAAGTCTCGTCTATGTGCTTGACTGCGACCACTAATGGCTGAATCGCTATAAACTCCCACATAGTCCCATTTAGGATTTGCCTGTATCATTTGGCTGTAGTGGCTGACTTGATTGGATAAGGACTGGAGTAAACTCGTATGCGAAACCCTAGTGTATGCGGCCACCTTTAACCTTTTGATGGTAGTTACCTTTTGGGCTTGTATCGTTTTGATTTGTTTCATTGATACATCTCCTTTCGCAACTATATATCACTCTAAAGCCCTTATTTATCAAGTTTTTAGGCCACTAATTGGCTCAGAAATGGCTCATATTTTTCGAGCATTTTTTCCTTAAATTCTTGGAAGACGGCTTCAGAAATCAGACCTTGAGACAGGAGCTGCTTGGCCTGTGCCATAGTCAGTTGGTAGGTAAGTTCTTGTTGAAAGTCTTGTTCTGTCATTTCTTGTCTCCAAATCTAGCAGTCACATAGCACTTACGACTACAATATTTTCTCTTAGGATTAGCGTAGGAGGTAAACTCACCCCCACAAGCCAAACAGACATGCTCGGTATAGGCCTGTCGATTGACTTCCTCCAAATGGCTGTTCCACCAAGTTTGGCGACAGGACGTTCCACAAAAGCGTTTCTTTTTCTTACCATTTGTATGCGTCAAAACACGACCACAAGCATGACAATAATCTGGTAAAACATCATCTGTTTTCTCACCAACCTTTACCGCATTCCGACGACAAAATGACTTTATGGTGTTAGACGATAGACTGAGCTTTACGCCAATGGCTTTATAACCAAGTCCATGTTCTCGTAAATAACGAATAGTTGCTTTTTGTTCTGGGATCATGACTTTCCTCCTTCTATCTACTAGGTGACTAAAAGTGATATTTAGTCCAAACTAAAGAAAACTTTTTCTCTACATGACTAGGTAACTTTTAGAGGAGTTTTTCCGGTTTTTTGAAAAAACTTCTCTCTACCTTCCTAAGTAAGTTTGAGAAGGAAAATTCCGCCACATGGAAAAAAAGAAAAAAGAAAAAGCCTGATGTTTCCACCAGGCTTGATAACTTTTATCCTAATCTGAACCAACCGATGACTTTTCCAAGTTTGACTGTGCCAGTCGCATCATAGAGTGAGCCATCTGCCATCCAGACACGTTTCACTCGGCGAGTAATACCGCCTCCACCAATTTCCAATTGGTCATTGACACCATTCTTGTTGTGGTCAGAATAGCCATCGACATTCTGTTCCACACCATCAATGCTTATACCATCTGAGTCGGTAATACAAATGCCAATGTGCCCATAAGGGTGACTGTCTGTCTTAATGACATAGAAATCGCCAGCTTTGGGATTTACTCCCCAAGCATCCTTGATGACTGTAAAGCCATTGGCTTTTGCCTTGGTTAAGCAGTCAATGGCATTGGTGTAAGCCATATCCTTATCGGTCAACTCCTGTACAATCTTATCCACCAGACTGACGCATTGTCCGCCATAAGGGTTGGTAGGAACAGTCACCTTTTGCCCTACCTTAGACAGGGCAGATGCAACTGCACGTTGAGCAAGGCTTGTCGCCACTGCCTTGATGGAACTGGTTGCCTTATGGACTTTCAAGGTCTGACCAATCTTTAGGACATCCGTTTTCTTCAAGCCGTTCAAGGCTAACAGACCATCAACGGTTGTGCCAAATTTCCTAGAAATCTTCCAATAGCTATCTCCCTTTTGAGCCGTATAGGTTTGTTCTGAATGACCAAGGGTTGTGCCTTCCACATCCTGCTCCAACACCCAAGATGTAATCCCTTCAAGCAAGTAGGCTCTCTTACTCTGAGACTGGTTTACCGCTTTGACTTTGAGGACTTTGTAGGTGCGACCCTTGACCCAGCTTGCCATCGCTTGACCCGTTTGGTAATGAGTCGCATGACCAAGCACACGAACACTATCCCCAACGTGATAAACAGGGCTGGTAGAAGCATTGGACTGTCCTCCTTGCTTACTGGGGGCGGCAGAGACAACTGTCTTCACCTCCTCTTGGGTAATGGCAGAGACGAGACCTTTGGCCAGTTCTTCCTTCTTATTTTCAAAGATGGTCATGTCCTCTTCGTTATCAATAAAGGCAATCTCCACCAAGCGGTAAGTATACCCACGGTTTTTGGCTTCGTTGGCATTATAGAGCCAATCCACCTTCTTAATCCCACGATTTTGGAAATGACGGCTAAGGACAGATAGAATAGCCAAGTCCTCCTTATCTGCCGTCAAAGTGGATTGAATGAGAACTTCCGTCCCTCGTGCCGTGCCATTAAGGGCATTGAAATGAAGCTCGGTAATAGAGTCATAGCCCTTACCAAGACTTGCCAAGGACTTATAATCATAGACGTTTTGGTCTGTGATATAGTCAATGTTTTTTCCGCTGTACTTGGACATGAGTTTTGCTAACTCACGAACCTTGCCAGATTCTGTGATGCCACGTTTACTATTCACTGCACCTGGATCATAGGCAGTTCGTCCTTGCCCATGTCCACAAATTACTAGATGTTTTCCCATATTAGTCTCCTTCTTTCTCGTTGAATTGCTTTAATAGTGCTTGTAGTTTATTAGGGATAGGTAAACCAATCCGCACCGCATTTTCCAAGATACTTAAGCCTTCATTGCTCAAGTAAAAGAAAATCACCATGGTGCGAATCGCCCCACCCTGTTTGATGATTTCAGTATCAATGAGGTGTCCCACGGATACCAAAAAGAGAATGGCAATCTTTTTGAAGATCCCTTTAAAACCTATGCTGCTGGAGAGGTTCTTCTCGACAACTGCCGCAAAGACCCCCGTCACATAATCAATAATGAGAAAAATAAAAAGGGCATATAAAACCCCGTCAACTTCTCCAAAAATAGAACCGATAAGCCCTCCAATCGCTGAGAAGAGAACTTTGTTTGTTGCCAGTAATTCTTTCATAATGACACTTTCCTTTCTTATGCTGTCCTACGCCAACGGTAAACCGTGACGTAAGGTTGTAAGTTGTTGTGTGGCTTGTTGCCACCAGTATTTCCTGTATTATTCCCTTGCGGATAAGTATTAGAATTTCCATCTGATCCATAATCACGTCTAATAGCTTTATTACCATTATTAGCTGAAACATATTGAGCGTGAGAGTGTGATGGCATCTCATCAATGGTCAAGGTATGTGTCTTACTACCACCTGACTTATTAACACCATTAAACTCACTTTCAGTTTCAGATACGCCAACTAAAACTCGACCATTGCCAAATCGCTCCCAACTGCCACCCATGATGGTTGCTGGACTGATGTTTGACGTAGATTCATAAATGACACCCACTGGGTAAAAAATATCAAGAAGTTTTTTATTCTTCATATAAATCTCACCGTCAAAATAAGCAGGCAAACTCCCATCCACATCAAGCACCCCTCTTGTCCACGCTTTGCCTATCCCCATACCAGATGGACTTAAGCCGTAGACGACCTTCTCTGGACCAACGGTAAATTCAAAGGTCGTGGCATAAAAGAGGTCTGCGAGCTTTCCAATAATGTTGTAGGATTTCGTAGTATCATAAGTGCCACCTAAAATAGCTTGGAAATCCGTTTTTGTGTGTTCTGTTGTTGACATCCAGTTGGCGGCACCACCAACGTTTATAACCTTCTGGCCACTTGCCAAATCAACCACTTCCCATGTCAAGGTTGCCTTGTTCTTTTGAACACTATTGATGGTTAAAGGGGCAATCTTAAACTTTCGTGTGACCGTCACCTGATTCATACTAGAACCAGCACGAACCGCTGAGAATGAAAAGATAGGTTTGAAATACTCTAATAGGGTTATCTCTACTTCTTTTCGAGCACTTTGTCGCCCTCTCGAATCGGTCACATAGGCAGAGACCTTAGCGCGACCAATCCAGTTGATACCTCCAAAAAGACCGTTATTACTCGTTACCACATTAGGCAATTGAACCCACTGATTATTCTCAAATTTAAAGACCTCTGCACGATAACCCGTTGAAGGAATCATCGATCCGTAAATACCTGCTCCTTGATTGAAGGTCACTTTAGGATTAGACACCAACTGGGCAAAACTTGTGCCAGTTAAAATCGTTTTTGCAGTGGCATGTGATTCTGAAACAGAAATACTGCCCAAAGTTGGAACAACAGACGTCGGTAGGTTGAGGGTAATGGGAATTGTCATTGAGCCTATCGTCTTTCCAACATAGATAGTGGCTAGCGTTAAATGCCCATTACCTGAGGTGCTATTTGGTATTTGAGTTGCTAATTGAGAAATCGAAGGCGTCCAAGTTACAGAGGTCGCAATGCCTGATCCAATCGTGCCGCTTAGACTCCCAAAATGCCAGGTCATGTTATGGGTAAAATCACTACTGGCACGTTTAATCGTAATAGTTACGGCTTGTCCCATCATATTGCCTGACACCGTGGCACTAGATGACCGTGGGATATCACTTAAGCGTAGCGTTTGTGACCCCGTATTTAAGGTGCCAGGCGACCAACCCCCAGAGCCTGAAAAGGTCGCTGAAAAACTGATGGTTTTGGAGCCATTGGAATCATGCGGTACAGTAATGGTCTTATCAATCAAGTGGAGGGAACTATGAGCCGTGTACATATCGGGTCGCCCTGACCAAGAAAGTGTCTGCCCATTGATGGACACACTCGCCCTACAGTCATACATCCCAAAGGTCGTATAACCATTCTTTAGCCAGAGTTGGACTCGGACAGTAGATGTATTGTCAGCGGTCGAAGTGCCTGTTTCTTCCACTCGCAAAAGTAGGGTATAGCCCCTATCATTATTTGAACCATAATCTGCCATAAGGTCTCCTTTCTACTTGGCATCAATAAAACAACAAACCAGATGCTTGGCATTATGCCTTGCGGCTTCTAGTCGGTAATATCCAACCTGTAAGGTCTCCACAAAGACCCCATGATGAATTTTAATGACACCAGCTGTAACCGTCATAACGGCATTACCAGCTGACTTAATCATCATCCCTTGTGGGGTTAATTCGATATATTCAGAGTTATCCTTCTTACCAATAATCACCCCATTATCACCAGCTCTCAAATAGGTATTGACAAAGTTAAGCAAGAGACTGTTAGCTTTAAGATCTGCTTCAATAGCTGCGATACGAGCCGTATTATCAATAAAGTCTTGATTAAATTGCGCAAGGACAGCTTCATTATTCTTCTCAAACTCTTTATAAGACTTGAGCCAATCAGCTACTTCTTTTGCAAAAGCTCTCGCTTCAAGGTCCACTCGGAGAGATTCTGTCTTTTCAGTTAGAAGGTCTAATTGCTGCTTCATAAACCCGTTGTCAGCTTTGGCATCAATCTGAGCGATAAGATCATTCAAAGAAGGCCCAGGCGCTGAAGCAACGTTGCCATCTTCCAATTGAACATTTCTAAGATAAACCACATCACCTACTGACCACGAACCTGACTTTAAGTAAAAGATATAAGAATAGTACTGATAACTACTTACTTTCCATGAAGAAACACACCTTTGCCAATCTGTTGTTACTTCGTAAGTTTTCGTTCCACCTAGTTCACAACCCATATTGAGTGTGACAGATTTTGAACACTTAATATCAATTGAAAAAGTCATCGTCGCACCAATTCGACTCCTTAAATCATGGAAGTTCCGATGAAAGCCTCCAGTACCTGCTTTGGTACAGGTCAACTTAATAGTCACCCCACTAACAGAACTCGTATCTTCAATTACCTCCTTCTTCCACTCAGAGGTAACAGATGAAAAAGTCATCGCTTTCATGGCATAATCGTCAATGTAATTGCGACCACCAAGTTCCGTTCCCTCAAAAAAGGATGACCAGATATAGTCACCAGGATTGGTTGAAGGGGTTGCGCTCTCCTTATTGACTGCTAGACCAAGGTAACGTTTGCCTGTTGGAATGGCAGAGAGTCCTTCTCCCTTGTCACTATCTGCATACATCCGCCAAGTATAAAGGGTCTTTCCGTCCTTACCTGCCTTTCCATCCATACCCTTGTCCCCATATACACCGATGACAACAGGTGTTGTTACTGTCGTTGAGCCATTGGTGAAAGTGGTTTTTTCATAGTTCCACAGATATTTAAGCGTTGAGGTGAGAAAGGGAATGGTTTTGCTCCAACCAGAGTTTGTTGCTGTTACACCAGTCTTTTGTGCAGAGACTAAGTAGTACTGCTCCCTTAATTGAATGCCCACCCCATCTGCTCCAGCGTCCCCCTTTGGTCCAGGAGTTAAAGAGATGGTTTTAAGATCAGCTTGTGTCGCTAGGCTTTCCCCTCTCACCTTTAAGAGTTGTGTATCAATGGAAAGATTCCCATCCCTATCCAAACTAAAGACTGGGGTGTGTTGACCTGGGATAACCACCTTATCAGCTTCCACCTCTAAACTCTTCACATACTCTGATAGAATTTGTTGAGAGACAAGCCTTGTCATCCATGCTGAACTAGAGACGGTCAACTCATCAATCTTAGCTTTTTGAAGGGCTGCGACTCGTGCTTCAAGGGCATCCGTTGCCAGATAATCAAGGGCAGCTTTCTTCCCAGAACGCTCGCCTTCTGCTTTGGCCTTAGCGATACCATCTTCAACTTCTGTTTGAAGACGCTCAAAGTGCCTATCAAAGACCTTGTTAAAATTAGCTCGCTCCTTAGACGCACGGTGTTCTGTAACCGACTGATGGACATCAAGAATGGTCTTAGCCGCACTGGTTAGCGAATGGGTCCCAGATGATCCAGAGGTTGTAAAGGTAACCTCATCATCAAAGGTCACTGAGAGGTAAACTTCTTCTAGAGCGTCAAAGGTATAACCAACTGCCTTTTTCTTGACATCTACCTTGTGCTTTTGACTTTTAAGAGTAACCGTATCTCCAATATGGACTTCTTGACCATCAAGCTGATAAGCTTCAACGGTTAACTGTCTAGAGATGTGATCGATGTGCTCATGTGTGAACTTAGCCATCGCCCATTGGCGTAATTCTTCCTCTGTCTGAAGCGTGTTATTCTCATACCGTGCTTCATAGATATAAGGGTATTGGGTAATGAGGGGGCTTTCCACAACGACGGAAAGAACGGTATCCACATCACTACCTTCTGCTTGAAAAGTTGAGGTCGCATAGATGCGCGTAATGACCTTTTCAGAATCACCCTTATCCTCAAAAGCTTTCAGATTGTGATGGCTTGTGAGAATAACTCCCTTATCATTGCCACGGTGTTTCTTAACTATCAGCTGAAAATTATCACGGACAAGCTCACCTTCCCAAGTTCCAAGGAGTGAATGCTTTCCATCCATCAGAGCTTGATAGAGCGTCAAATCTTCATCAGAGACAAAGGTGTGCCGATCCGTCACATCACTATCAAAGCTAAAAAGCCCTAAATCAGATGGACAAGCCTCAACCAGCCTCATAAGAGCAGATTGGCAGGTGGTATTAGTCGCAGAAAAGGGCTTAATCTGACGTTTCATCACATCATCAGAAATGTGATAACACTCAAGCTCTACCGTATCGTTCTGAATCTTTACCTGCTTAATACGAAAGAGCTGCTTTCCCAAATCAGGAGTTGGACACAAAATCAACTCATCTGCTCTAAGGGTTTCATGAACACCTGAATCTGTAATAGGGTAAGTTAAACGTAGCTGAAAGGTGCCATTCAGCTCCTCTTCTACCGTCGCACTCACCGTTTCAAATAATGGCTGACCATTCCATTTCGGTGTCTTTGTTTGACCGCCAAGAAGGTAAAGCATCATACCCACCCCCAATTCGTCTCAAAAGTGAGCGATAATATCCCACTGCCTAAAATCACTCCGACAGATTGTGTTGGATGACTGGCATCAATCGTGATAAAATCACCAGACCACTTAACAGCTTTCCCTGATAAGGTCTTAAAACTAGGACGATCTGGGTGATTAACCATAACAAGAGGCTCTGTAAATTTCTCAATGCGAATCACTTGGTCTCCTACTGTGAATGAGGTTTCTGACACCGATTGACCGGTGATGGTAATGGTAGGAAAGGCAAGGGCAGAGCCTTGTGTTTTTAACACACCATTGGCACTCAAAACTTGCCTATCCACACTCTTAAAAAAGCGAGTGGGGTGACAGATAAAGCTCACATCAATCACATACACATCGTGGTCATCCTGTTTGATGTCAAAGCTATCCGTTCGGTAACACCAGAGCCTGGTAAGCTTAAGACGTTCACTTTCTAGCCAAAAACCTTCCTGCATGAGATAAGCCGAGAACTCATTGACCTCTTTCTCACTCGCACCAATCAGATACAAGCGGTAAGGTTTCTCAATCACATCACGATGCTTATTGGTTTGAACAATCGCCCCACTCAACCCACGATGGTCTAAGAGTTGCGTTTTAGACCGTGGCACTTGAACGCTCGGTCTATCTTCCACAAGCACTTTAAAAGGAAAAGACGAGGTGCCTTTTCCATCCAGTACCAATTCATTATGTTTAATCACACTGTTCCTCCTCTCAGTAAGGCTTGTCGAGTCATTTCATCAGCTAGTTGACCAGCTACATAGTCGGCTAGTTTTTTCATATCTGCTTCTTCACGAATCACAACATCTGTGATATTGACCGTTATGGTTGTTCCCTTGTTAGGCATGGTAGCTGCGATGCTGCGACCGATACTGCCAAGAGTCTGGTTATTAAGGGGCAAGACGGCTTCACGTCCTGCTTCTCCTCCAACCATCAAGCTATTCCCTGTCATACCAAATGCCGTTGGCTTGGTGAGAATCCCACCCTTGGCGTACCACTGAATGGAAATCTTAGGTAAGCCACCTTTTAACCAATCAAGGGGATTCGCAGAACCTGACACACTAAAGTGCGGAAGAGGAATATGCGGCCACTTAATCTTGAAGTTAAAGAGGTTCTTAATGGCATTGATAGCTGAAGAAACCGCATTTTTTGCCCCATTGATGGCATTTGTAATGGTTGATTTGACCCCATTCCAGACAGAGGACACTGCGCTTGAAATACCACTTAGGACACCTGAGATGGTTGCTTTCATCCCATTCCAGATAGAAGATACCGTTGAACTTATGCTCGATAGAATCGAACTAATCGTTGACTTGATGCCATTCCAGGAATTGGAAATGAACTGAGCAATGGCATTTAGAACAATCGAAATCAGTGACTTGATGGCTTCCCAAACTGTAGAGACGACCTGCTTGATGGTTTCCCAAGTACCAGACCAATCACCAGTGATAATCTGCATGACTGCCTTGATAATGCCTAAGAGAACATTGATGGCTGTTTCTACGACCACTTTAATGATGTCCCAAGCTGTCGTGATAATCAGTTTGATATTCTCCCAACTGGCTTGAAGGTAAGGTCCAAGAATGGTCATGATGGTTTGAATAACTGTTGAAATGGCTGTCCACACGGTATTTGCGGCTTTAAGGATTAGCTGTTGGTTCTCTGTCCACCAAGTAGTCAAGGTTCCCCATATCGACATAACAAAGCTTGATATCTGTTGAATGATGACAGATAAAAAGGCATAGATGGCGTTCCAGATTTCTGTCACAGCTGTCCGAAAGCCTTCGTGATGTTGCCAGAGTTGCTGAATCCCAACAACCAGTAAGGCAACAACGGCAATGACACCAAGAATAATCCCTACGATTGGAGCTGCTGCAGTTATCATCCCCATGATGGTTGTTCCCATAGCCATAGCAGCTGCTTGCAGGGCAATGAAAATCGGGAGGACTAAGCCAAGGGCTGCGACCAAACTTCCGACAATGACAATAAACTGCTTCACAGGTTCTGAAAGACCAGAAAACCATGTAGCAACAGCTTGAAGTAAACTCGCTAATATTTCCAAGATAGGAGCTAGGGTTGCGGCAATAGCATCTCCTATCTCCGCCATCGCTAACTTCGCCGTGTTTTGAGCGGTTGTAAACTTATCAATAGGATCAAGCGTCCCCTCATAGGTCCGTGTTACAATCCCAGCTGCCTTATCAGCTGTTCCTGCTAAATCTTCAAAAGATAAAGCCCCACGCTTGATGGCATCAACCATACGTGGAGCTGCTTTACTTCCGAAGATTTCTGAGGCAAGAGAAAGAGCCTCTGTTTCACTGGTTGAGGCTTTGATTTGCCCAATGGTTCCAGCAAGTCCTTCTTGAAGCGTAAGCCCATCGCCCGCATACTTAACAGCTGCCTTTGAGAGCGAAGAAAGTGCTGCAGAAGAATCAACCCCTGCTTTTTCAAACTGTCCCATCAAGGTGACGCCCTCATCAAAGGAAAGGCCAAGGGCTTTGATTTGTGGTGCTCCCGCTACTGCCTTGTCCATCAACTCTTGGACACCAACACCTGTCGCTTGGCTGGTATAAGTAACCGTGTCTAAAACACTTGATAAATCAGTCGCTTCAAGTCCATAGGCCTCAATCGCTTGCTTGGCTGAAATAGCAGAGCTCGTCACATCACTCCCATTGATCTCTGAGAACTGAATCAACTGGGTAGAGGCTGATTTAAGGGCATCTCCTGTTAACCCAAATTGCGTATTCAACTCCCCTACGGCACTTCCTGCCGTATTAAAATCCGTTGGTAGTTCAGTGGCTAGGGTTTTAGCGATGTCTGTCATCTCTTCAAGGGCAGAACCAGTTGCCCCAGTTTTCGTGACAATGATATCCATCCCCTCATCAACTTCAAGAAATGCGTCAAGCGATTGTTGACCGAAGTCAATCAACTTCTGTGACAACTCTCCCAGTTGGTCGCCAAACTCCATGAGAAGGTCAGCCTTTAAGAGACTATTTGTCTCTTCCAAAGAAGCCTTGGAACTCGCAGAGCTAGAGGCCAACCCCTCCATCTCATTTTGGAGATTGTTATAAGAGGTCTTTGTCTCATTAAGAGTTTTCTCAAGCTTGTTAGCTTCAACCGAATTCTCACCATATTCGCTCTTTGTCAGCGAGAGTTGTTGTCCCAGATTATGTATCTGTTTCTCAAGGATTTCTGAATGAGAAGCAACCTTTTGTTGAGCAAGTGCCAACTTATCAGCCTCACTTGCGGTAGTTGCTAATGCTGATTCTTGTAGCTTAAAGGAACTATTGAGTTTTTCGCTTTCTGACACCAACTGTGCCTGCTCATTTTGGAGACGGTTAAGTTTTGAACGATTTGATTCGACCTGTGTACCATTATCAGAGAGAGCTTTGTTAACACTTTCTAGTTTTGATTCGTACCCCTTTAAGACTGTTTGAGTGCTCTCCACCTCACGCTGAAAGGCACGGTACTGGTCTGCACCGATGTTACCTGCCTTGAACTGAGCCTCGACTTGGGCTTGAGCTTGACGAAGAGTAGCGAGTTTCTCCTTAGTCGTCTCAACTTGTTTGGCTAAGACTTCCTGCTTCTGGGTCAAAAGAGTGACATTTCCAGTATCAAACTTGAGTGCCTTGTCAATCTGACGCAATTCTTTAGTGGCTTCAGAAGCCTGTTTATTCACACCCTTTAAGGCATTTTGTAAGGGTTGGGTATCACCACCAATTTCAATGGTGATCCCCTTAATGTTTCCTGCCATCGTCACTCCTCCTCCCTACTAGAAATTGTCAAAGTCTGCTTGGGTAGCTTTGCGAACACCAGTCTCACCTCGACTTCGAAGTTCCACATAATCAGTCTGGTAATCCAGAGCCATGCCAATCGAGATATACTTCAAGTCGTCAATGGAAAGACCTGTCTCCTTACAACAAGAGAGGTAACTCTCTACCGTGAAGACTTCCTCACTCGCTGTTTCTGATTCATCTGCTTTTTTCTGGTAGTCATCCCTTGGTTAAGCATGGACATCAAGACTGGTCCAACTTCCTGAAGTGGGAACTCCTCCATCGACATAAAGAAATCCTCGAAGGGTTTGATTCGAGGATTGGCTGACTTGGCAAATACCCAAAAGAGACGGTGGAAAAAGGTCATGTCGAAATCAGACAAGATAGATAGGTCAATCTGACTAGCCTTTAACTCTTCCCCCTCTTCCAATTGCTCAAGTTGAGTCATGATGGATTCCGCACTTAACATGTTAAAGAGATCCTGGAAATAATCCTTTCCGAATTGCTCCTTATAAGCAATCGGTGTATAGGCATTCGTTGCCAAGGGATAGGTTTTCCCAGCAATGGTGATATTTTGTCGCATGTTCTCCTCCTTTAAGCAGCTGGTTCAAAGACAGACTTAAACCAGTTCTCACGAATCTCATCACTGGTTTCTTCAGTCGTTCTGCGGCGAACAATCTTATCAAGTGGGCGTGGACTTGCCGTAAAGGTCAACTCTACCTCATTGATATCAGACCCAGACTTGGTTTTAGAGCCTACAGTTGGACGTGAAGCGTAACAATAATAGAGAACATGAAGGGTTTCTTTTTTGTCCCCTTCAAATCGAAACATCAGTGCAAAGTTTTTCTTCTCGCTATTTGCAATCTCTGAAATGGTGTTAGTTGTCGCATCCAATTTCTCACCTAGAACACGAGTCAGAAACTCCTGTGATAAGAGGGCAACTTTCAGTGTTCCCTCATAGCCGTCATTAGATTCAGTCGTGTAAAAGTTGATGTTGTCTGCCTTGTAAGACCCCTTGTCTCCAGTGGGTTCAAGGGTTAGTTCTGCAGCACCACGAAGTCGCTCGACAGTGCCATAAGTCAAAGCCCCGTCAGCTCCCTCACTGGTGACTTCTGCCCAGTGGACATCTTGTAGGCCAAAGGTGACCTTGTTTTTTTCTGCCATGGTTATCCTCCTAATAGTGTGATGGAATAAATGGTTTGGTAGAGTTTCTCACTAGTGATGTAAGTCTCTACCTTGTCAAAATAAAGACGGTGGGCATCAAGAACTGATTCCACCGTTTCTTCTGTCACTAAATCTTTCTTTGTTGTGTACAGCTCAATCTGAACATTAAGCCCTTTGTGATAAGTCCAGTTATCGGCCCCAAGATTATCTGAATCAGTGACTAGATAAACCATAAAGGGCGGACTGGGGCTGTGCCCTTCCTCAAAATGGTGATAGGCTACTGGGAGTTTGGTTGCTTTCAAGACACGGAAAAGCTCTTCAAATCTCATAGACCACCTCACAGTTTCTGTCGCAATTTGTCTTCAAACGACTGAATCGCCCTTTTCTCGACAGGAGCGATGTGCTTTCTTCCTTCCACCCGACCACCGTTTTGTTTGGCATGCCCATCTTCAAGCAGATGCGTCAGCCCTGGTGTTCGGTTGTGAATAGTTTTGGTCAGAGCCGTATTGGTATCAGTCGTTGCCTTACTCGTCCACCCTTTAGCATATTTCCCACGTCGCTTTGGGGAAGTCACCTTTAAGGTATCAACGGCATCGTCTGTCACTTCCTCAACCACCTCACGCATGACATCTGTGGTCTCTTTGGTATAAGTCGTCAGCTCCTTTTCGATGACAGAAACTAAATCATCAAGTCCAATCTTAGTCATAAAGCTCCTCCTTGGTCGCAACGATGTAAATCAAGCTTCGAGCCACAGTATCGCCATCAATGGACTCGATAGCATAATACTGGTCACGAAAGTAAATTCGAGTCGTTAAAGAATTAAGAGCAAGAACAGCCTTATCGTAGCGCAAGGTAAACTGCACCTTGTTATGAATCAGTTTTGTCGCACTCCCATCACTTTCAGTTAAAGCTAGTGGACGACAAGAACACCAACGCATAAAGAGGTCATCCCAAATGGCTAACTCGTTTCCGATGTCGTCCTGCTTGAGTCGCTTTTCTTGAAAGACCAACTGTTCTCTTAGAGGCGCAATCTTCATCAGAACACATCCTTCCTATCTGCCAAAAGCAAATGATAGAGAGTTTCCTTTAACTCCTTGTGATTGGCTTCTTCACGGTGTTCATAAAGATAGGCAACCCCATAGAGGATTGCCGTTTTTAGAACTTCTGAAGTGGAGGTCTCACGAAGAATATCTTCACAAAGCTGGCGACTTGTTGCCATCAACTGTTCGATAAGATAGTCCTCTTCACCATTTTCCACTTTCAGATAGAGCTTGACTTCTTCTAACGTCATCATGACGTTTTACCTTTGACAGTCAAAACCTTAACAGCTTCAGGAAGGACGAGTTTCCCATCCACACGTTGGCTGGCAAGAAAGCCAATCTGACCATTGTTGGCATAAAGCTCATTGAGACGCTTGAAGGTACGCCCTTGACGGTCCGCAATCCAGTAGTAAGAGAAATCACCAAAGGCAATAGCTTTGTTTCCTGCTTCTGGAAGTGGCGCAAAAGTTGACGTGTAGTAAGGACGGTTGAGAATCAAATCAGGTTGACCAGCTTGTGTTGATGGTTGCCAGATGTAATTGCCGTTATTGTCCTTGAGCTTACGGATTGCTTTAACCGTAGTATCGTGGAGAATCCAGACTGCATTCTTACGGTAAGGAGCTGGCAGAGAGTGGTAAAGCTCAATCATGTCATCAAAGGTGATGTCTTTGGTTGCGGTCGTTGGTCCTTCTACGTCTGCTTGCGTAAAGATACCTGTTGGTTTTTTAGAACCATCACCCACCAAGAATGATTTTTCTTCTTCTGTACCGATGCGGCGTGCAAACTCAGAAGTCATGTAAGACTCAAGGTCAAAGACAGAGTCATTGAGCAATTCTTCAGAGATACGGATTGCTGTACCAATCTTATGAGAATCAAGAGTTACTTGGCCAAAGGTTTCATCTGTCTCTGGATAGAGCCCATTCTCGTCCATCCAAGAGGCAGAACCATGACCAGTAACAACTGGAATCTTACGCTCACCACTAGAGGTTTTGATAACAGTTGCCAAGCTACGGAAAAAATTTTCTTCCTGAAGCCCTTGTACCAATTTCTTCTCGTATTCATCAGGGACAAGGTGTCCGCCTTCTGTGTCTTCACCGACACGAAGAACATCCTTCACATCATAGAAGTTTCGCTTACGGACACTGGTCCAGAAAGTCTGGGTGTAGATGTCTGATGCCACACCTTTCTTTTCATCTTCTTTTTGATTATCGACAATGACTGTTGGCTGAGTTGTTAGGGCTTGTGAAGCTGGTTGCGCCAGTTCAAGGTCAATCTTTTCTTGACGCTCCAAACGTGCAATTTCTCTATTGTATAACTCGATTTTGGCTTCCATTTCTTCATAGCGTTTGGAGTCTTCATCGGACACTAAACCGTCTTTCGAGCGAACAGTATCAAGAAAGGCTTTTGCTTGAGCCCAGGCAGCGTTACGTTTTTCTTTCAATTCAAGTAGTTTAGACATAGGTACTCTCCTTTTATTTCAATAGGTTCAATCGTTTTTCCAATTGATTGAAGGGGATCGTTTTCTCTGGTTTGGGTGGTTGAAGAGTTGCTTGTAGTTTCACCACCAAATCATGAACCGCAGTTACTCTGCTAAAGGTATAACTATTTTGATGGCCCTGCTCGGATGTCTCCTCTTTCTCAAAGAGCACTTTATCCGCAAAACCAAGCTCCACAGCTTTCTTGGCATTGAACCAAGATTCCGAATCCATAAGATGAGAAATCTTGGTTCTGGAAAGTCCAGTTCGAAGCTCATAAGCATTGATAATGGACTCCTTGATTTCACCAAGCATCTCAATGACCTTGGCCATATCTTTAGCTTCACCTTGTGCAAACGTCCATGGGTTATGAATCATCATCATGGCAACGGGACTCATGGAAACGGTCGTCCCAGCCATGGCAATGACACTGGCAGCACTTGCGGCTAGACCATCAATGATGACATGAACATCACCTTTGTAATCCATAAGCATGTTATAGATTTGAGCCGCCGCAAACACATCACCCCCTGGACTGTTAATCCAGAGGGTGATATCGCCTTTGCCTGAAAGCAAATCATTCTTAAAGAGCTGCGGGGTGACTTCATCCCCAAACCAAGTCTCGTCCGCAATCTGTCCCTCAATCCGAAGGGTGCGGACTTCTCCTTCGTCAGTAAAATTCCAAAATTTACGCATCTTCTTCCTCCTCTGGTGGGTCTTCAGCTGGTCCCGTTTCCGTTGGTTGCTTCATGAAACCACCAGCATCTTTTAATTTGGTCATGTTGCCGTTAATCAAGTAAAGGTTTCCGCCTTCTTCATCAGACAACAAGTTCAAGTCTTCTAACTCACGGATGTCATTAGTCGAAAGCCACCCATTTTGACGTGCAATGGCATAGCCATTCATTCGGCTTTGGTAATCACCACGAAGCAAACCATCTACGTTGAACTTGATCAGGTAGCGTTTCTTTTCTTCAGGTAAAAAAAGAGACCTCTTGAAGGCCTGTTCCAAACGAACTACCCAAGGGTCTAAGGTATATTTCACAAATTCAAGTGACTGCTGTTCGATATTCGAAAAAGACGACTTCTCCAAATCCCCCACCATATGGGGTGGAATGCGGTAAAGCCGTGCAATTTCGTTAATCTGAAACTTCCGTGTCTGTAGAAACTGGGCTTCTTCTGGTGGAATACCAACTTGGGTGTACTTCATCCCCTCTTCAAGAACAGCTACTTTATGGGCGTTGGTCGCTCCATTATAGACTGCATTCCACGAATCACGAACTCGTTTAGGGTCTTTCAAAATCCCTGGGTGTTCTAAGACACCGCCCGGGTTAGCTCCATTTTTAAAGAATGCGGCCCCGTAGTTTTCGGTCGCAAGGGTCATCCCAATCGCATTTTTTGCCATGGCAATCGGTGAGTAGCCAATCAGGCCATCAAAGCCAAGTCCAGGCACATGAAGAATATCCTCCTGCTTCAATAGGACAGTTTCTTTATCTTTGAAATTGGGATTCTCTTCAGTCTGCCTCTGATATTTGTAGTAGAGTTTTCCTGAATCATCACGATGGACAGACATCTTATCAGGTAAGAGCGGATAGAGACTAATCACTCGCCCAGCTTTATCCCTGATAATCTGAATATAAGCATTTCCCCATATCAGCAAGTGACTCATGATCGTCTCTCGAAAAATAAAAGAAGACATCTCTGGATTGGGTTCATCATGCAGGAGAAAGAATAAAGGATGATCGATCTTTTTTTCTTTCCCATTACTCGTCAACTCATAAACATGAATTGGTAAAGAGGCAACTGCTTCTGCAAGGATTCGCACACAAGCATAGACCGCTGTTGTCTGCATAGCCTTAAACTCATCTACGGTTTCACCACTGGTCGTCCGTCCAAAGAGGTAGGAAAAATCCTGACCTTCATAGCTGTTTTGGGGCTTATCTCTAGCCCTTTTTCTTCCAAGTAAATCAAGTATTCCCATAAGTCCTCCTTATTTTTGGGTACGAAAAAAGCACCTCATTTTGAAGTGCTTTCAATATATTCTTACAAAACAGAGTATTCTCATTCAGCTAATTCTTTAAAGGCATCAAGAAGGCATGATAATACTGAATTCGCAAACTTATCTAATGTTGCCTGTTCAACAACTGTTGTCGTCTGCTTATCACTACTTAAACTTTGATCATCCGCTGATGGTTTGCTATCAGATGGACTTAATACCAAAGTTCCATCATTTGATTGATAAAGATTAAACTTCTGACCTTCTTGAATGCCAAATTGGTCAGGAATCGGGAGATATATGTCATCACCTATTTGTATCGTCTTTACGAGTTCCATAAATCAATCTCCCTTACTTTACCAATTATCCATATGACGTGCCCCATAGACTACAGCAACTATAATCACTTCATCTTCCAAAACATGATATATAATACGATACTTTTTGACAATCAGTTGTCTGAAGGTATAACCTTTTCCGATTAAATCCTCAATAATGGAACAACGCTCAGGAAAAATGGATAGTGATAACATTGCCTTAGATAACTTCTCAAGGAGATTATCCGCTGCCTGTGGTGCACAGAGTTCGTCACGAACATAATGATAGATGCTCAGCAAATCTGCTTTAGCATCATCCGAAATGGTAACCTGATACTCTTTCATTAAGCATTTTCCTTAAATTGAGAGAGAAACTCTCTGACATCCTGACGTCTACCACCTTTAGCATCTTCAAAGCTAGTGATAAGCTTATCATAAAATTCTTCCTGACTCATAAAGTCAACATTAACTCGTTGAGGTGCTTCAGGCAGAGAAACATCAAATGGGATACCACCAGTCAAAATAATCTGATTCAAAAACATATCAATCGCAGTTGACATGGGAATACCCAAGCGTTTCAATATCTCATCTGCTGCACTCTTTACTGAATCATCAACTCGTAAATTTAAAGTTCCTGTTTTAGCCATGGCAATTCTCCTTTTTATGTAACGACATTGTATCACATTTTGTAGATTGCCTCAACTAAAAGCTCAATATTCCTCGTTCATCATAGACACTGGATTCATCACCTTGGTGGCGAATGCAACGGTCAAGTCCCATGATAAGAGCCACAATACCGTCAATCTTCTCGACTGATTTTTCCTTGTCTGGCTTGATGTTTCCAGCAGGGTCTTGTCTCATGACCACATTCTGTCCCATCCATTTGAGAACTGGATGACCTCCGTGTTGGATTTTCCCTTCCATCATGAGCTTGTAAAGTTCCTTGGATGGTGGACTCATATCCTTATAGCCCTGCCCAAAAGGTACCATGGTTAATCCCATGCCCTCAAGGTTCTGCACCATCTGTGTCGCATTCCAGCGGTCATAGGCAATCTCCTTGATGTGGTAGGTTTCAGAGAGGTGTTCAATAAAGGCTTCGATGAAACCATAGTGAACAACGTTTCCTTCGGTTGTCTTGATATAGCCCTGCCTTTCCCAAACGTCATAAAGGACATGGTCACGACGACAACGGAGTTCCAAGGTATCTTCAGGTAACCAAAAGAAAGGCAAGATGATATAGTTCTCCTCGCTATGTCGTGGTGGAAAGACCAAGACAAATGCTGTGATATCTGAGGTGCTTGATAAGTCAAGACCTGCGTAACAGTCGCGACTTTTGAGTGCTTCATAGTCAATTGAGGCATTACCTTTAGCATAGACATGTTCAGGTATCCAAGCCACGCTGGAACTCGTCCACATGTTGAGACGGAGCTGCTTAAAGATATTCTCCTCTGCTGGGTTATCAAGAGCCTGTTGGTAGGCTTCACGAACTCGGTCAATCCCAATGGTGTGACCAAGCGAGGGATTGGCTTTCAGCCAGTTGGCTTCGTCATTCCAATCATCTTCATCAGAAAGACCGTAGACTACTGGATAAAAGGACGTGTCCTTCTTTCGACCTTTAAGGATATCAAGAGCCTTGGTGTGGAGTTCATAACAGATGGAGTTTTTATCAGTTCCAGCTGTTGTGATGATGAAAAAGAGAGGTTGTTCCCTGGCATCACCAGAACCTTTGGTCAAGACATCATAGAGATGACGATTGGGTTGGGCATGGATTTCGTCAAAGACAAGTCCAGACACATTGAGTCCGTGCTTTGTTCCTGTCTCAGCTGAGAGGACTTGGTAGAAACCAGCATTTGAATAGTTGACAATTCGTTTGGTTGCGGCCATAATTTTGGAGCGTTTCTCAAGAGGTCGGCTCATCAGAACCATTTGTTTTGCGACATCAAAAACAATAGAAGCTTGGTTTCGGTCACAAGCCGCTCCATACACTTCCGCGCTAGCTTCATTGTCAGCGTAAAGTAGATAGAGAGCAATTGCAGCTGCCAGTTCAGACTTGCCGTTTTTCTTTGGAATCTCGATGTAGGCTGTCAGAAACTGACGGTTGCCGTCTTCCTTAACAATCCCAAAGAGGTCACGAACTATCTGTTCCTGCCACGGCAATAAATCAAACTTCTTCCCTGCCCACTTGCCTTTGGTGTGGGCAAGGTTATTGATAAAGGTCACTGCCCTATCAGCCTTTGCTTTGTCGTAGTGAGACGTCGGAAGCATAAAGGGACTCGGTTCATAATGATAAGTCATAGAATACCTCCCAACAAATCCTCCATCTCATCACCAGTACCAACCTCTGCATCCATAGTCGCCAAGCGATTACGAGCTGATGGTGTCAGACCAAACTGCTCACAGAACTTGAGCATGATTTTCAGGTTGGTTTGACTGATAGATACCTGTGGCACTTGTTGGAGATAACCATTTGGTGTTTTGATGATGGAACCATGTTTGGACAGAAACTCTTCGGCTTCCTTCCAACGTGCATAGGCTTGACAATAGCCTGCGAAGGCTGTCATATCCATCTCCGTTAATATCCCCATTTGTTCGAGGATTTTGCCCATCCGTTTCCATTCCTTCTTGGCATCGTCTTCGAGCCACTGTGGGCAACGTGGGGCTTTCTGTTTGGGTTTAACCTCATTAGTCGGTAGAGGTCGTTTCCCAGGATTCCCTTCAAGTATTTTCAAATTGGTAGGCTTTGGTTTTCGCCCTCTAACTGCCACGGTCTCACCTCCTTTTGGGCACAAGAAAAAGGCTTCCAAAGAAACCTTGCCTATTCTTGTATTGCCTTTTCTATTTCTTCTCTCGTCAAGACAGTTGTCGGCTTAAGTTTAAAATGATTACATTCATCAATGTAGATATCAATTTCAGTTTGCGGATGCGTACTAGTCATAAGAGTGATGACTTCTTCGTGGGTTAACGGTACAGGAATATCACCACTATCAAAAACAAATTCATTGTACCCAGCTCTTAAATAGCAATAAATACTTCTTATAAAACCTTGCCTATTTGGTTCTACAATAACCACCCTATCAATACCATGCAACACGTTTAAGCCCTGCCCATTGTCCCAAGAGACAATGAGTGAACCAATGTCATCCACATCTTCTACTGTTCCTAGCGTACCTATTGGAACACTGTAAGGGTCGTCCATATGCACTAAACGAACTCGAGTGCCAGTTGGATATATTTTTCTTAATCGTTCAAGGGTTTTATCATTCATTTGCTTCTCCTTAGCTCACAAAGGTTTGGGATACCTCGTCCCATAACACTTCGGTGTCTTCGTAAATGTAGCGTGCTTCCAGTTCGTTAAACCCACCAAGTTCGATACCATTTGTAATGTCATTCAATAAATCATTAATTTGGTCAAGATTTCCTTGTTCAATCACATCCAGTGAATAATTTCTCGGCTTAGTGTAATGTTGTTTCATTACAGTTAGGTGAATAAAGCAGCTATCAATAATTTCGTTGAGCTCATTTTTTGTCATCGTTTTGACTCCTTTGTCTTTTTGTCACAGTATATTACCGTAAGGTTCACCTTATATCCAGTGATTAGCTACTAGTCTAAGCAGATAAAATGGCTTTCCCAATGGCATAAACCACCGTTACCGTCACACCATTTCCTGCCTGTTTGTAGAGCTGGGCATCAGAGTTAACAGCCTGAGCTTTGTCAAATAAGTCATCTGAAAACCCTTGGAGCCTGAAACACTCTCGAGGGGTGAGCCGTCTGATTTTAACTACTCGACCATTCCAAACCACCGCCCCCATCTGTCCGCCACAGGAAAGGTTGTGGGCGATACCTTTGCCTACTCTGGCTCGTCTTGTTTGAGAGCTTGGATAAGAAAGGTCAACGGAGTCACCAACCTCTGCGACTTGGTAGCCCTGCTTTGTCCCATTTCTGACCTTGATGCCTTCAAGGACACCGTGGCGGTCTTGAGAGGTTAAGGTAAACATAGGCTCATCCTGTTCCTTGAGCCGTCTACCATTTTGACGTTTCGTAACCCTGTCCGGAGTTAGAATTGGTTGAACTTCAAGAACACCAGAGTTCATGGCAGTTCTCTTTGTAGCACCTGCCATGTAGCGAGCGGTGATACACCGTGCTTCATCAGTTAGCTTTGGTTCAGTCAAAGACTGGTCAATCAGATAAAGCCCTGTTTTAGCTCCTAGTCCCCCACCCTCACCAACAAGGGTTGTGGCAATGCCACTAGGGTCGTAAACACGATAGCTTTGCATGCCCCCTACAAGTTGCTTAAGATGGCTACCGCCTTCTCCGCTGAGAGGTAATACTTGTCGTCGACCTCTACTTCTAAGATGTCCGAGAGTGTAGATGCGTTCTCGGTTTTGGGGAACTCCGTAATCTTTTGAGTTGAACACTTGCCATTCAAGGTCGTACCCTGCTTCATCCAAGATAGAGAGATAGTCGAGATAATCTCGTCCCCCGCCACTTGATAGAAGTCCCTTAACATTTTCAAGGAGAACCCATTCGGGTTTATCTTCTTCCTTTTGGCTTTGGATGAGGTCAACAAATGTAAAAAAGAGTCCACTTCGCTCACCGTATAGGCCGGCTCGTTTTCCTGCGATAGACACATTTTGACAAGGGCTTCCCGCAGTCCATAAATCTGCTTTTGGAAGTTGTGTGGGGTCAATGCTTGTGATGTCGTCATGAAACCATTCTCCTTCTGTATCGTACATTGCTTCATAGGATTTCCGTGCAAACTTATCCTTTTCACAGTAGCCAAGGCAGGTCATCCCTGCCAACTCCAACCCACGACGAAAGCCACCCACTCCTGCAAAGAAATCAAGAAAGGTTAGTGTCATAGGTCATCCTCCATCTGTGCTTTAGCTTCGTCATAAGATATGGTCTGACCATTTCGAAGGACTGTCACATCGGAATTACCAGTAGCCTCCATGTAGCGTTTGACAATGACATCCACAAACTTTTCATCTAGCTCAATGCCGTAACAGATTCGACCAGTTTGGTCAGCTGCCATGAGGGTTGAGCCTGAACCAAGAAATGGGTCAAGAACTAATGTTCCTCGCATGGATGAGTTTTGGATAGGATATGCCATAAGCTGAATCGGCTTCATGGTTGGGTGGTCTTTGCTGGATTTGGGGCGGTCATACTCCCATATAGTTGTCTGCTTACGGTCACTGAACCATTGATGTTTTCCCTTTTGTTTCCAACCAAAGAGACAGGGTTCGTGTTGCCATTGGTAGGGACTGCGTCCGAGAACCAGTGAGTTCTTCTTCCAAATACAACAACCGCTCAGATAGAAACCAGCATCCTTGAAAGCCTTACGGAAGTTAAGCCCTTCCGTGTCCGCATGGAAAACATAAATTGAAGCATCAGCTTCCATGTGAGTTTCAACCTGAGTAAACATGTCATAGAGGAATTGATAGAAGTCTCCGTCCGACATATTATCGTTGAGTATTTTTCCAGCCGTCTCTTCCACGTTCACGTTATAAGGCGGGTCCGTCACAACAAGATTGGCTTTCTTATCTCCTAGCAATTGGTCGTAGGTTTCTGCCTTGGTTGAATCACCACAAATCACTCGGTGCTTGCCAAGTTGCCAAATATCACCCTGTCTTGCGACTGTTGGTTTTTTCAACTCCTCTTTCACATCAAAGTTGTCTTCAGATAAGTCTTTGTCGTGAACGTTGGACAGAATATCGTCAATCTCTGGCGGTTCAAACCCGGTCAAGTCGAGGTTGAAATCAGACTCTTGCAAATCTAAAAGCAAATCTGCCAAGAGCTGGTCGTCCCATTGACCAGTGATTTTATTGAGAGCGATGTTCAGTGCTTTTTCATCTTCCTTGGAAAGAGAAACAATAACACACTTAGCCGTTTCATACTTGAGGTCTTTGAGAACTGTCAAACGCTGATGACCTCCAATAACTGTCAGGTCTTTATTGACAATGATAGGATCAACATAGCCAAACTTCAGTAAGCTCTGTTTAATTTCTTCATACTCTTTGTCACCCTTCTTCAGTTGCTTTCGTGGGTTATAAGAAGCTGGTTGCAATTCCGTTAGTAGGAGTTCTTTAATCTCCATAGTTGGTTGATTGGTCATTGTGATCTCCTTTGTAAAATCGCGATTGGATGTAACAGCTATGGCTACAAAATTTTCTATTTGGATTGGCATATGATAAAAAAGACCTGCCACAATTTTGGCAAGTCAGTTCATCATATGCAGTTTTATCTTTGTCATGTTCCTCTCTATGTGTATCCCAATAGACCTTACGACATTTATCTGCGCAGAACTTTTTTGGTCTGCCTACCAGTTTATGGTCTAGTTTGATACCACAGGTCAAACAGTAATCATAGCCTTGCGCTTCAATCATTTGTTGGACGACATGGCCATAGCCTTTTAGCTCTGGTCTACGACTACAAAATTTTCTGACAGCATCTCTTGGAAGATCAACTGCCTCAGCAATTGTACCGTATCCCTGACCTTGACTTCTCATCGCCCAAATCTGTCTGCGTTGGTTTTCGTTCAAGAGTTCACCTCCACATCTAAAAACACTAAATTTTAGTCAATTTTGGACATTTCAACATCAAAATCCCCAAAAAATCAAAACAAAAAAACGAAACTACCTCTCCTAAGGAATGTTAATCTGAATAGGTTTCAACTAGCCTTTAACCACATTTTAAGTCCCCCTTAACGAATTTTGCGAAATTACACGTTTGAGGGGGCGTCGGTCTTTGTGGGACAAGGGTTTAGAGATTTGTACCCCCCTACCCCAAAGAGGGAAAAAATGGATACTTTTGTAACGAAACTCTAAATTTAGAACCGATAAGTATATTCCACATATCGGTCAGCCGTCTTAGTCTTTCTATCGTGACAAGACTTACATAAGGATTGCCAGTTGGTTTGATTCCAGAAGAGGTCTTGGTCACCTCGGTGGGGAGTGATATGGTCAACTACAGTCGCCTTGGTTAGTCGTCCTTCTCTTTGGCAGTAAACACAGAGAGGATTGAGCTTCAAGTAACGAAGCCGCGCCTTATTCCACCGTGCATTGTAACCTTTGGCTTTGGTTGACTTAGCATCAAGTGCGTGGTTAGATTTGTGATCATCACAGTACTTGTTTCCATAGCTTACAAGGTTTGGACAACCGCTTTGCTTACAAGGTGTACTTGGTCTGCGCGGCATCTTACTGCTCCCAAGGAAGGTAAGGCTTGGTAAAGTGTCCAAGGCAGGTGGTCTTAGTGTAGTCTACATCTAAGAGGTTCAGCTCCTTGATGATCCCTTGTGGTGTCAGGTCGTAGCGTTCACGAACCACTCCCTCAAGCTGTTCAGCAGGGGAATCACTGGTTCCAAAGGTGTTCACGTAAACACCAACAGGCTCCGCAACTCCAATGGCATAAGCCAGCTGTACTTCACAACGTTTGGCATAACCTTCACGGACGAAGTCCTTGGCAATCTTCCGTGCCATGTAAGCGGCTGAACGGTCGACCTTAGAGGGATCCTTACCAGAGAAAGCTCCACCACCGTGATGAGAAAAGCCACCGTAGGTATCTGCTACAATCTTACGACCAGTCACACCAGCGTCTGCGTAAGAGCCGCCGAGAACAAAGCGTCCTGTTGGGTTAACCAAAACCCTGAAGTCAAGGTTCTGACGGTAGCGTTGAGCAACCGATATCATAGCTTGGGTGACAATGCGTTTGACTGAGGCAAGGTCAACCTCCTCGTCGTGTTGGATAGACACTAGGAAAGTCTCGATACGCTTGTTTTCATAGTCGTATGTGACTTGAGCTTTGGCATCTTTGCCCAAGGCAGGGTGACCAAGGCTGGTTAACTTTTCAAGAACACGAGTCGCCAACACATAAGGAAGTGGTAAGAACTCAGGGGTTTCATCGGTTGCATAACCAAACATAATGCCTTGATCACCAGCACCTCCCTTGTTCACACCTTGAGCAATGTCTGGACTTTGAACACCAAGAAGGTTCGTCACCATGATATCCTCCATACCGTAAGGTTCGAGAACCTTTTTGACAATGCCTTCGAGGTTGAAGAAGTGCTTGGTTGAGACTTCTCCTGCCACAACTACTTGGTTATCTTTGATAAGTGTTTCAACGGCCACACGGCTGTTCTTATCATGCTTGAGACACTCCGTCATAATCGCATCTGAGATTTGGTCACAGAGCTTGTCAGGGTGTCCACTTGAAACTTGTTCGCTTGTTAAAATCATCTTTTCCTCCATGCAAAAAGCCCAACCCTTTTGGGATAGGCTTTGGTTTATTTTACTGATTGTTGGCCTGCTTCGTAGGCTCTCTCGAGTGCCCTTTTAATTCCCCAAACCGAAACATCGTAGAAATCAAGGTTGTCACTCATGCGAGTTTCTAAAGTGTCAACCAAAAGTTCTTCTTGAGCAATCGCTGTTAAAAGGGCGTTGAGTTTTTCTTGTTGGCGTTTTGTCATTTTGACGACCTCCTCTTGTTTTTGTAGCGTTATATTACCGTACAAGCGAAGGTATATCCAGTCATTACTGGGAGATTTTTATCTTTTTTGACACTTACAATTCTACCACAAATTTTTACAAAGGGAGGTCAATGTTAGGTCACATTTAGTGCAGAGGGAGGTTACTGTTAGGTCAGGGGGAGTGCAAGGGGAGGTTATTTTTCTAAGGAATAGCCCATCTTCAGATAAACTCCCCTAACGTGATCCAATACCTTACGACGCCAATTTCTAACCGTACTACGACTAATGTGAAACTCCCTCATCAAACTATCCCAATTACACTCTGGCTTTAACATTTCTTGTGCAAACTCAGCTAGGTCATCCTTAAGAAATCGAATAGCCATCTCAAAATTATCAAGGTCATTTGCCAGTCGTATATATCGTTGAGTCAAATCGGCTAAGAGCTCTTCATTTTCCTGAATCATCTTGTCATGAAAACTTAGGGCTATCACCTCTGAACGTAGATTTGTCGGAGTAGAGGTGACTTTAGGTTCATCCGACCGTTCGAAGACAAGTGACCCAATCACTTCATTCTCAGTCACAGGCTTAAAATTCTCCAAGCGATACTTCAACATTTCCAAGTCCCCCTTGAGTTCATTATAATGCGTTAGGATATATTCCGCTTTATCCATCCGTTCCTCCTACTTGTGCTTTCACGGCTTCAATCAGCCGTGATTGTTGGGCATCTTTGTTTTCCAGTGCTTTGAGGATTTCCTCGTCAATAGTGCCTTCCGTTACAATGTGCTGTATGACCACAGTATCTGCTTGTTGCCCTTGTCGCCACAGACGAGCGTTGGTTTGTTGGTAGAGTTCCAAAGACCAAGTGAGACCAAACCAAACCAAATGATGGCCACCCTTTTGAAGGTTTAGACCGTGACCGGCACTCGCTGGGTGTAAAAGTCCAACAGAAATATTACCCTTGTTCCACTCACGAATGTCGTCCTCAGTTTTAAGGACTGTTCCCTTAACCTTGAGCTTTGCCAGACGTTCCTCAATACGCTGAAGGTCATGCTTGAACCAATAAACAACAAGAACTGGCTCACCGTTTGCTGCTTCGATAATATCTTCCAGAACATCGAGCTTCTGGTCATGTAGGCTCACCACTTGATAGTCATCTGAGTAGACGGCACCATTGGCCATCTGCACCAGTTTGTTTGACAGACTAGCCGCATTGGCAGCTGTTACCTCACCATCTTCAAGGTCAGATAACACGTAATCTTTCTTGAACTGCTTGTAATCAGATTTTTCTTTGTCAGTGAGATGAACTACCTTCTTGGTCGAAATCAACTCAGGCATATCCAGATAATCCATGGCTTTCATGGAAATGGTGATGTCGTCAATCTTGTCATAGATTTGACATTCCGCATAGTCCATGGGAATGTACTCGTAAACAATATTTCCGTTCCTACGCCCCTCGTCAAAGTAGCGGCTACGGTATTCTCCGATGAACCGACCCAGACGCTCGCCACCATCAATGACCTTGAACTCCGCAAACAAGTCCATCAGCCCATTTGAACTCGGTGTTCCAGTCAATCCCACGATACGTTTCATGTAGGGACGCATCGCCATAAAGGCCTTGAAGCGCTTGGACTGCCAAGACTTGAAAGACGAGAGCTCATCAATAACCACCATATCCCATTTGAAATATGGGATACATTGTTCCACCAGCCAAGGGAGGTTCTCACGGTTGACGATGTAGATGTCCGCATCTTGCTCAAGGGCAGCTCGCCTTTGTTTGGGTGTTCCCACAATCTTGGCATATCGGAGATGGTGAAGCTCCTCCCACTGCTCAATCTCATCACTCCATACCGTGTTTGCGACACGGAGGGGGGCGATGACCAGAACCTTTGAGACTTCATAGCGGTCAAACATCAGTTCATTGATGGCCGTCAAGGTCGTAGCAGTTTTTCCCATCCCCATGTCTAAGATGACCGCCGCATAAGGGGTTCTTATGATGAAGTCCTTGGTGACTTCTTGATAATCATGTAAACTCAATTGCATCTAGCACTTCTCCAATCTTCTCAACACTATCCAGCACATGAACCTTGAATCCTAAGCGGTCAAACATCTTGTGCCTTGTAACTTGTAACAAGCGTGGCTTTCCACCAGGGGCTTTTACTTCCACCATGCCAAACTTACCCTTGGGTAAAAACACCAACCTGTCTGGCACACCGCCAAACGAAGGCGATACCCATTTGGGACAAATCCCACCACGCTTTTTCACTTCACTCACCAACTGCTGTTCAATAACTTTTTCTCGCATAATAAATCCTTTCGTCAAATTGAAGTGTGGAGGTATAGTACAGTCATTTCTAAAACTCCCCTTATAGGTTTTTTATAGTAATTTTTGCTTATAGGATAGTTTTAGAAAAGACCATAATAGACCTACACAAAATCAAATCATGTTAGTCGTGCTAGTCCTTTTAACTAATCTGTTCTAATGATTAGAACTCATAAATTCTTATCATCAGGTCAATGACTAGCACATCTAAAATCCCTCCCCATCTCCGTTGTGGGGGTAGGACATGGAAAATGATGGTCACTAGTCTAAGAAATCATAATCATCATCAACCAATTTCAAACCTAGAATAAGGTTTCCTTTATTGGTACGCTTGCGTCTAAATCCTGCCTGGTCCAGGGCAGAATAAAAGTCGGTCGTGCTGCGCGTGTACTCCATATTTTTGGCACAGTAGCCACGGTACTGACTGTAGAGTTCTCCAGATTTTTCTATCAACTGGTCACCAACTTCGCAACAGTCACTAAGGAAGTGCCCTAACCAATCATTAGCTTCTCGGTAGGCTTTGACGGAATTTGAAACAGCAGCTGGCACACTTGCCTTGAAGTTTGCCTTGATGGCTTTTTCTGCCCCTTCAATAATCCAAGACATAATGGCTGGTGCCGCATGGTCGTACAAATAGTCCGCAAAGTTTTTGATATCAGCGCGACTGGTGATTTTGACATTAAATGGGATAACAACCAAACGACGCCAAGTCCCATCATCGTTCGCTCCCACTTTAGGCAGATGGTTGGTATAAAGAACTAGCGTATGTGATGGCACAAAGTGGAAGGGATCCTTGTACTTCTTCTCTGCTTGGATTTCATCCGTAGAGGTAATCTGCTTAACAACAGCGGTATTGAGTCGCATTCCTTCGGCCATCTCAGAAGCAATCACGAGACGCTTCCCTTTAAGTTCAGCAAGCTCAGGACTGACATTTCGCTTGTTAGACATGGTTAAGGCATCAGCCGATAATTTCCCAGAGTAGCTTCCTAGCACACGAGCGATGGTATTCCAAAAGGTAGACTTACCGTTTGCGCCACCACCATAGGCAATAATCATATGTTCTTGATAAACCTTACCAATCGCTGCCATCCCAATGATTTCTTGAACATAGTCAATCAACTCTTGGTCGTTACAAAAAAAGGTAGCCAAAGTTTCCTGCCACAAGTCCTGGCCTTTGTCGCTAGGAGAGACAGCTGTCATTTTAGTGATGTAATCTTCTGGATTGTGAGCTTGTTGCCCTTTTGTTCCTTGTCGCAAATCATAGGTAGCTTCAGGAGTGTTTAGTAACATGTCATCACTATCCAGCTCTGATAATTCAACCGTAAGCATGGGCTTTGCGGTATTATAGACAGCCATTAAATTCTTATAGTCACGGTGTTTCATGACAAATTTATGGAACTCTTTTGCCACAAGATAGGCTTTGAGATATTTTAATTGCAAAGGTGTCTCAACAGCATTTTCTAGACGTTTCCCTCCTGCCTTGATGGTCATTTCATCAATACCTGAAGATTGAAGTTGTTTCTCTGTTGATTCTAAAAAGGTATTTGCTTCCGCAAGTTGGTCATCGGTAAAGTGTACAACTGCTCCTAATGCTAGCTGCTTATTCTCACGCCAGTGCGTCCCATCGTAGTAGAGATAGTCTGTCGCATTGGTGTAGGCCAACTTATTGGCGTACTCTCTAGCAAGAACCCCTGCTTCACCAACATCTGAATAATCGTCAGGTTTTAGTGATTCCCTTTGAAACTCTTCTGGAGATTTATAATCTTTTGAGTTTTTGATGGTTTTGTTATAGAAGCGAACAGCACTGCCCCAAATGGTGTCGAGCTCTGCTTTCTCAAGAGGGGGAACACATTTGAGAGCTTGTTCATCAAAGCCGTCTCGTGCTTCCTTTGTGACACCTAATCGCTTGAGAATTTTCGCTGCAAAAACCGACATGGTTGAGTTGCGACTACCTTCAGTGATTGGACCTGTTGGTGGCTGATAGAAGTCTGCATCAAAGTCCTCTTCATCATCTTGAGCAACCATGTCATCCAGTAAATCCTCATCAATGGTCAACCAAGAATCATGCCATAGGACTTGTGCGTTAGGATTTCCAAAGAAGAAACGAGCCGCATCTTTGGCATTAGTGTCAAAGATGCCATAGCGATTTACAAGTTCTTCTTTCAGTAAGGCATAGGTGTCCTTATCTGTGACTTCATTGATTTGGAAGTAGATATGGAATTTGGGTCTGGCAGCCTTATCCCCTTTTTGAACCAAATGGTTACGACTGGTCACTAAAGCAAAGTTGTAATCCGCAAAGATACCTTTAAGTAGCTCTTCCGTTACCCATTCATCAGAGTTGTTCGTATGGTCATTATCAATATCCATGACCAATACATCTGATTTGATGAAGTTGGCATTGGATCGGGTATTGTTTGTAAACAAGCCTGCCACATGGTCATACTGAGCAATAGCCTGTAAGGTTGCTTTATCAGTAATCGTTACTTGATGAGGATAAACTGTTGTCGTTTGAATACCCGTCTGTCCTGAATGAGATAAGGTAAATTGCATAAATCATAGCCTCCATTTTGGAAAAATAATCTGTGAAGGTTTCCCTTCCTACCTACTAGGGGAAGAATGAAGGCGTTTAGTCCAAAAAGTTTCAAAAAAATTTTTTCTTCTATAAATAACTATTGAGCGACCTTCCATCGCTCAATTTTTTTAAATCTGTTTAGACTAAAACGCAAAAAAGTCCCCCTAGTAGGTGTAAGGGCGAGATAACCCAAACAAACCTAAAGGAGGACTTTCTATGGAAAACACCATAAACCGTCAAGAACAAGAAGACTTGACAGACACACTCATCGCCATCAGCGTTATCGCTAGGCTCTTACAAAAGGAGGAAACTAAATGAGTCAGCATAAACAACTACTTGAACTAATTACAGAGATGGAAGGCACGGCTAAATACTACCTTCGCTTGGTAGACGAGTTCAAGAAACTCCTCTCTACCGAGGAAGAAACTACAACAGTTTCAGAAGAAGCAAAACCTGAATCACCTAAAGAACTCAAACTAGAAGACGTTCGTGCCGTGCTTGCGACTAAAGCCAAAGATGGCTACAAGAACGAAGTCCGTGCTCTTCTCAATAAATATGGGGCAGAGTCCCTATCAGCCTTAGACACCGAGCACTACGCAGCCGTTCTTGAAGAAGCTGGAGGAATTGGCCATGACTAACCATGCCATCCTATCTGCTTCCGCATCCCACCGTTGGCTCAACTGTCCGCCTTCTGTTCGATTGACGGAAGACATGCCAGATATGACCTCAGAGTTTGCCCTTGAGGGAACCGACGCTCACGAGCTTTGTGCTTATCTTGTTGAGAAAGCACTAGGCAGAAAGGCGCGTGACCCAACTGAGGATTTGTCCTTCTACAATGAAGAGATGCAAACCTGTGCCGAGGAATATCGCAACTACGTCATGGAGCAGGTTGAGAAAGCCAAAGGCTACTCTCGTGATCCAACAGTTCTAGTTGAGCAACGACTTGACTTCTCCAAATGGGTGCCTGAAGGCTTTGGAACTGGCGACTGTTTGATTGTGGCAGATGGACTACTGCAAGTCATCGACTACAAGCATGGACTAGGCGTTCTAGTTGATGCAGACCACAACCCACAAATGATGTGCTATGCTCTTGGGGCCCTTGAGATGTTCGACGGTCTCTATGATTTTGATAAAGTCACTATGACCATCTTCCAACCACGTAAGAACAACATCTCCACCTTTGAGATGGATAAGGTTGAACTGCTTGAGTGGGCTGAAAACGAACTCGCCCCCAAAGCTGAACTCGCCTTTAAGGGCGAGGGAGAGATGACCTCCGGTAAACACTGTCAGTTCTGCAAACTCAAGAATGTCTGTCGCAAACGTGCAGAGGATAACTTGGCACTCGCCAAGATGGAATTTGCGGACCCTGCTACTCTAGACTATGAGGATATTGCAGAGATTTTACCTAAACTGGACTTGCTGGTTTCGTGGGCAAATGATGTCAAAGCCTATGCTTTGAAAGAAGCAACTGAAGGACACAATATTCCAGGCTACAAACTGGTAGAAGGACGTTCGGTTCGTAAGTTTTCAGACGAAGCGGCCGTCAGTCAAGCTGTGATGGAAGCTGGCTTTGATCCTTACGAGAAGAAACTCCTCACTATCACTGCCATGAGCAAACTCCTTGGCAAGAAAACCTTTAATGACCTACTTGGTGGTCTGATTGTCAAACCAAGTGGTAAACCAACACTCGTTCCTCTTGATGATAGTCGTCAAGAGATGAACCTAGCTAAAAATGAATTCAAAGAGGTATAAAAGAATGTCAACTAAAGTACAAACAACAAAAGTGATCACTGGTAAAAACACACGCTTCAGCTACTTGAATGCCAATGAACCAAAGTCCATTAACGGAAGCACACCGAAGTACAGCGTCTCCCTCATCATTCCAAAAGATGATATTGAGACTGTCGACAAAATCAAAGCAGCCATTGAGCTTGCCTACAAGGAAGGTGAGGCAAAACTCAAAGGCAATGGGAAAACAGTACCAGCACTTTCTATCCTTAAAACACCACTCCGTGATGGGGACTTAGAACGCCCTGATGATGACGCTTATCGCAATGCCTACTTCGTAAATGCCAACTCGCCACATAAGCCTGGGGTCGTTGACGGAAATCGTCAAGAGATTATCGACACCTCAGAACTCTACTCCGGTATCTACGGTCGTGCATCTATCTCCTTCTATGCCTTTAACTCTAACGGTAACAAGGATATTGCTTGTGGGCTTAACAACCTGCAAAAACTTCGTGATGGAGAACCGCTCGGTGGACGTACTCGTGCAGAAGATGACTTTGCGACTGATGACGATGATGATTTCTTGAACTAATAGAGGAGGATATTACTTATGGACATTTACACAATTTTACTTTGCACAATTCTTGGTATTTACGTCTTTCTTGGACTCTATCTCAACTACATGACCATCCGTGACGATATTCGTCGTGAGAAAGAGCGAAAAGCTGAAAAGAAACGTCAAGACAACAACTCAACTCCGCTACATCGTATCCGTTAATACTTCTGGTGGCAGTACTCCTGCCACCTTTTTATGAAAGGACAAACTATGCCAATTAAAGAACTATCGATTGACTTAGAGACCTATTGCGAGGTTGATTTGAGAAAGTCTGGTGTCTATCGCTACGCTGAAGATGATTCCTTTGAAATCCTTCTTCTTGCCGTATCAATCGACAATGGACCAGTGAGGGTTTATGACTTAACCAAAGAAGAACTTCCTGATGAAATCCTACAAGCATTGGTAGATGACACCATCATCAAGTGGGCTTTTAATGCCAGCTTTGAACGTATCTGTCTTTCTAACTGGCTGAAGAAACATCATCAAGAATTACTATCCGAAGGTTTCCTATCTCCTAACTCATGGCGCTGCAGTATGGTTTGGTCGGCCTACCTTGGATTACCACTTTCTCTTGAAGGAGTTGGAACTGTCCTCAAACTCAAAGACCAAAAATTAAAGGAAGGCAGCGATTTCATCCGCTACTTCTGTTTACCCTGTAAGCCGACTAAGGTCAATGGTGGACGAACACGAAACTTCCCCAATCACGCACCCGACAAGTGGTCTGCTTTCATTGATTACAATAAGCGTGACGTTGAGGTAGAGTTAGCCATCAAAGAAAAACTTCGTAATTATCCTGTTCCTGACTTCGTTTGGGAGGAATACCATCAAGACCAAGTCATCAATGACCGTGGAATTGGCATTGACGTTGACTTTGTCAAAGCAGCTATTGGTATTGACGGGGAAAGTAAGACTAAAATCCAAGAAGAATTGAGAAAACTAACTAGACTTGATAATCCCAACTCCGTTCTACAGATGATTGGTTGGTTACGAGAACACGGAGTGACCACTGATTCACTCGATAAAAAAACTGTGAAAGAACTCCTCAAAACAGTCGATGAGAAAACGGCACAAGTTCTCAAACTTCGTCAGCAAGCCGCCAAATCCAGTGTCTCTAAATACCAAGCCATGATGAACTGTGTTTGCAAGGACGGCAGAGCTAGAGGAATGTTCCAATTTTACGGAGCGAACCGAACGGGTCGCTGGGCTGGCCGCTTAGTCCAACTTCAGAACCTCCCACAGAACCATCTTCCTGATCTTGAAGAAGCAAGAGAACTCTTTAAAACTGGGGACTTAGAGGCTACTGAACTTTTCTACGATACTCAAGATACCTTATCTCAACTTATCCGCACTGCTTTTGTCCCAAGCGATAGAAAAAAATTCATCGTCTGTGACTTCTCTGCCATCGAGGCGCGTGTTTTGTCCCATCTTGCAGGCGAAACATGGCGGAGCAAGGCTTTTGAACAAGGTAAGGATATCTACTGTATGTCTGCTAGTCAGATGTTTGGAGTACCAGTTGAGAAACATGGGCAAAATGCAGACCTGCGTCAAAAAGGGAAGATTGCGGAGTTGGCTTGTGGATATGGCGGAGCAGTTGGTGCTCTTAAAGCAATGGGAGCCATTGACATGGGACTTGAGGAACAGGAGCTGCAACCACTTGTAGATTCATGGCGACAGGCAAACCCCAACATCGTCCTCTTTTGGTGGGACGTGGATAGGGCTGTAAGAACTGCCGTCAAAGAGCAAATTAAAACTGAAACTCACGGCATTCAATTTGAAGTCACCAAAGGTATGTTATTCATCACTCTTCCATCTGGACGCAAACTCGCCTATGTCAAACCCAAGATGGGTGAGAATCAATTTGGTGGGGAATCTGTCACTTACGAGGGAACTGGAACTGCTAAACGTTGGGAGCGACTCGAAAGCTATGGACCAAAGTTTGTCGAGAACATTGTCCAGGCCATTAGCCGTGATATTCTTGTCTACTCCATGAAACAATTACAAGAGTCCAAGATTGTAGGTCATGTCCATGATGAAGTCATCATTGAGTGTGATCAAGACCAAAGCCTTGAAGAGATATCAAGTCTAATGGGTATAGCACCTAACTGGATGTCTGATATCAACCTTCGTGCAGATGGTTATGAATGCCTCTTCTATCAGAAGGACTAGACACAAAAAACGGTTCACTACCTAATATATGGTAATGAACCGTTTTAGTTATTCATTTTCCTTATACGCCTCTTCTAGCTCAAGAAGATTTAGACAGAATTCTTTTGTTTTCTCATTTATCTGCGACTTATTTTTTCCTTCAACCTTAACAGAGCGAATGATGGTACATCTTGATTTTATAGCCTGTCTTCTAGGACGTAAGAAGTTTAATTCATTCATCAACAGATCAAAATATTTCGGATCCGTTATTCTTACACCCTCCATATTCAATAGCTTTCTGTGTTTTGGAGGTACCGGCAGCATATTATTTAACATCAATGTCGCTATCTGTTCGTTATTATCATCGTAAATCGGCATAACTACAAATGAAGACCGCTTCTTTTTAGAACTCAAAGGAACAAAATAATCAACATTATCAATAGACAACATCACACCAATATATGGTCTAGATTTTCCTTTTCGACCAATAAATTCTTTATTATGCGGAACCCTTCCATCAATTTGACGGAGTCTATTCAGATAATTAGTATCAATTTGATAAAATTTCATTTCATGCATAGTTGATATTACACTCACTAAAAAAAAATAGGGTTGCCCGTCGACAACCCTTTTAAAATTTCCAGTAAGGCACGGAATCTCCAAAATTAAAACTTCCAGTAAGGCGCGGAATCTCCGGATGAGTATTTTCTTTTTAGAGTCGGTATTACTCTCCGACTACTTCTACTTAAATTATACCAAAAACATCGCTAGTGTCAAATATAAACACTATTTCGGATTTAATTCCTTCAATAAGGCCGCCACCAGTGCACGAGCTTTTGGCAAGCGATAAAATCCTGTAGAACGTTTGACCCCAATCTTAATAAACACATCCTCAATGCTCTCATCAAACTCTTTGGCGAGTAAGCCCAAAGTGATATCATACAAATCCTTATCGGCCTGTTTTACTTTCTCAAGTAAATCTTGTAGCATTTCTGCAAACATAAATTCTTCCAATTCTTCAGTAGAACTGTAAAGAGTAGATTCATCCATATCAATCCAGGCTTCATATGAGATAATCTCTTCAATATTCTTTGACTTACGTGTACGGAACTCATTCAAAAAGTTTTCAACGGCATCTTTATAGATACGTTCCGTTTTAGCATATTCTTCAGGAAAGACTGGGATAAAAGCAACCAGTACATAAACATTCAGCTGTTTAGCTGGCCTCCAAGACCGAAGGGTCTCTCTTTTGAGACGCATATCCTCAATAACTTGTTGGTTCTCAACCAACATAGGAGCTAGCACCTGCCCCTCTAAAAGTCCGACTTCTAGGGAGCATTCTTGTTTTTGACATTCGTTATAAATATTGTCCTTGTTTGTCATGTTTTCCACTTTCTGTCTTAAGCAGAGAAACGTGACAAGACAAAGAACTATTAAAAAGATTTTCTGACCACATCAGCAATTCCTCTGCTAATTCATGGTCAACTGACTTTACAAGTTGAACTGCACACCTAATTTGTACCCTTAAAGTCACGGTAAATCAGTTTCACTCATTTACAAAGTATCATCATTAGGCAACAACCATCTCAAATTACCTATTAGCGCTATTCGATAATTGAGATTTTTTTACATTCGCAAAACTTTTTATGCGTTCGCAAATATATTTTTGAACATCGCAATCCTGTCATGATATAATAAAGGTAATCATTAACGATTACTTTGTTCGACTCTATTGTATTAAATGAGATTTTGAATTAAGGGACAGTTTAGTACAGTACGGTACAACTTGGTACAAAAATGAAAAGGAGAACATCACTTGGATTTTCCCACTTATTTTAGAATTCTGAAAAAATATCTTGGAGATGGCGCGACTATACCCGAGTTTTTTCAAGAACTCATTGAAATGATTACTGAAGATGACGCAGAGGAAATCATCAGCGCTTCGGGAATTACATCAGAAAAAACTGATAATACACTAGCTTCCTATGCCAAAAGAGGCTTCTCCAAGAAAGTGGCAAATCAACTGATTTATAATATCAACTCAATAAATATGAAGGAGTCTATTGAAAGTAGGCCAGATGAAACTATTCAGTTGCTAGCCAATGAATTTAATTCTTATTATCCTGATATTACTGCTAAAAATGCCTCGCTAAGAATTCCAGAAATTTTCGTTGATTTCATTAGAGAGAAAGCTGGGATGGGAACAGCAACCACAGCGCAGAAAGCTTCATTCATAACCCAATCTAATCAACTCAAAAAACAATACGGACAATTTTTATTGACAGAAGCCAATAACTGTTGTGCCTTTCCAGGTTGTGACAGACCACTCATTCTAACAAGAGGCAACTTAGCCACAGAAAACTATGAGGTTTCTGTAATAGAAAAAGATAAGGTACCTGAGCCGCTAAACTTAATAGCCCTATGTCCAGATTGTTTTTTAACCTATCAAACAGATAATCGTAAAAAAATTGTAACAGCTCTAAAAAATGTTAAAAAGATTCTAGTCTCTGCACATAACAGCCAACAATCGATTTCTGATATGAAGTTAGACAGTGGAATTGTTTCAGTTTTGACTAGTCTCAATAAACTAAAATTTGATGAATATGATATTTCCTATGACCCGAAGCTATTGACTGATAAGATATCACCTGAAAACAATCGTACGCTTTATCAATTGGTTAAGAACCAAGTTATTGATAACTACTTATCCATTCAAAAAATCATCGTAAATTTGGACAAACAAGGAAAAATTGATTACGAGGAAATCCAATATCAAATGCGATCAATGTACAAAAAGTTAAAAGCAGCCAAGCATAATAATCTGGCTATTTTCAATACTATTTCGGAAAAACTCCATAAGGCTACGCTACAAGACATCTACTTCTGCCAAACGATTGTTTCTTACTTTATCCAAAAATGCGAGGTACTTGAATAATGCAATTACCAAATAAACTTTACTCCTATCAAAAAAGCACTCTGGCCTATTTACCTAGAGTGCTAAATGAAATCAAAAGCGGAAACTCAAATGTCAAAGATATCTTTCATGCTATCTCAGAAGAGTTGGACGATCCTACAGATTTCCTATCTATAATGGATTGCTTGTATGCATTGAACGCTATTGAAATGTCTAATGAAGGAGAGGTAAAATTATGCTTATAGAAATGTGGTCGCCCGTCTTTAAGAAGAATGGGAGAACTCGGGAACCAATTCAATTCCATCCTGGATTAAATGTCATTATGGGGATGGATTTAGCTGATAACTCTATCGGAAAATCCTCCTCCCTATTAGTCATTGATTTCATTTTTGGAGGTAATAGCTATCAAAAATCTATCGCTGTTAAGAAATTAGGCGATCATCCTATCTATTTCTGCTTTCAATTTGAGAAAAAGTTTTATTTTTCAAGAGATACAGCAACTCCAGACATCATCACATATTGTAACGATGATTATTCTCCAACTGGCGAAACAATGCCTCTGGAAATCTTTTTGAACAAACTTAAGAAACGGTATCATTTAGATTCTCCAGAGCTATCCTTCCGATTAGCAATGAGTGGCTTCTTTAGGATTGCAGGAAAAAATAATCAAAATACCGATTTCCCTCTACAAGTTTATTCAAGCCAAAAATCTTCTGAATCTATTACTACTCTTATCCAGCTTTTTAATTTGTATGATAACATTGCACGATACAAAGAACGCCTGAAGGATAAGAGCGACCAGTTAACAACATTTCGTAATGCTCGAAAATATGCCTTCATCTCTAACTTAGTGGGTGGTAAAAAGCAATTTGAAGCGAATGTCTCAGAAATAAAAAGATTGGAATATGATTTATCACACCTCCAAGATACTCATCAAGATAAAATTGACTCTGATGATATTGAAAAAAATCAACAAAAAATCCAACTTAGAAATACTAAGCTGGAGCTAGAAAACAGTCTTCGAGATAAGCAAAGACGCCTTAAACTATTGGATATCAGTATCGAATTTGGTTTATATCCTACTGAATCTGACTTAACAGAGCTTCAACGGTATTTCCCTGATACTAACCTCAAAAAATTATATGAAGTTGAAGCCTATCATAAGAAATTGGCAACTATTTTGGATTCCGAATTCTCAACCGAACGTGAAACGCTAAGTCTTGAGATCGAGGGATTAGAAAGTCAACTGACAGTTTTAAACAGGGAACTTCAAGGACTAGGAAGCATCCCAAATCTTTCAACTGAGTTCTTAGAAAACTACTCTAAACTAACAGCAATGATCAATGCACTCAAAGAGCAAAACGGAGCCTATCTGAAAGAGTCTGCTTTATCAAAAGAAAAGTCAGAAGCAGACTCTGACTTGAAGCGTAGCACCGAAGATATTCTAATAGAGTTAGAAGGAAAAATCAATGCTAAAATGCGAGAGTTCAATAATGTCCTCTACCCAGATATTCGCAAAGCTCCTCAAATTAACCTCAAAGCTCACAACAGCTACTCCTTCTATACCCCAGATGATGATGGTACAGGAACTAAGTTCAAAGGGATGATTTTATTTGACCTAACCATGCTCTATCTCACTAACCTGCCAGCACTGGCACACGACTCATTACTCTTGAGTAATATTAGCTACCAAGCGACTGAGGCACTTTTGAAGCTGTATGATCAATCAAAGTCATTGAACAAACAAGTCTTTTTAGCCTTTGATAAAGCTAGCTCTTATTCTCCAGAAGCTAATCAACTCTTGTCAGAAAATACGGTATTGAGACTCTCTAGCAACGGAAATGAACTTTACGGTATTTCATGGAACAAAGGAGAAAACTCAAATGAGATTTAGTTACAATAAATTATGGAAACTACTAATTGATAAAGGATGGACTAAGTCAGAACTTCATAAAAAAGCAGGAATCAGTTCTTCCACGATCGCAAAATTAGGAAAAGGGGACAACATCACTACTGACATTTTATTGAAAATTTGTATTACACTTGATTGTAAGATTGAAGATATAGTAGAAATCGTAGATAATGATGATTAATTGTAAGCGCCCAATAACAAGGTACCTATCCTCTCTTCCAGTAATTCTGCTATACTGTAGAAAATAAGAATACTGGGGGATACCTGAATGACCAAACCACCTATTGTTCTTTTGGAACAACTACCCATTTCTCGAAAATTTGAGAAAAAAGCGAAGAACGCTCTTATCTTTCGTTGTAAAGTGAGAGAGCTTGATCTCTCTTTTTACTCCGCTATCTCATCTGAACAAGCTATCGCTATCTTGGATAAGGTATTGTCCTATGACCATTAACTTAAGTGATTTAGGCCAGGTCTATCTGGTTTGTGGAAAAACAGATATGAGACAGGGCATTGATTCGCTCGCTTATCTTGTTAAAAGTCAATTTGACCTAGATCCCTTCTCAGGTCAGGTATTCCTCTTTTGTGGGGGGCGGAAGAATCACTTTGAAGCTCTTTATTGGGATGGTCAAGGATTCTGGCTCCTCTACAAGCGTTTTGAAAATGGAAAACTCACTTGGCCAAACAATGAGCATGACGTTAAGGCTCTGACTTCTGAACAATTAAACTGGCTAATGAAAGGATTTTCCATCACTCCTAACATAAACTATACAAAAAGTCGTGATTTCTATTGAAATCATGGCTTTTCTTTAGGTATAATATAGAAAACATTAGGAGGAGATCATTTATGGAAGAATTACTTAAAATCATTAAACAGCAGTCTAATGAGATTGCTCTCCTTCGTGAACAAGTCGTTTATCTGACACAAAAAATTTATGGCAAATCATCTGAGAAAACGATTCAAATTAATGGGCAACTCAGTCTTTTTGAAGAAGAACAATTAACTGAAGAAAAAGCGGACTTCCCCAGGTGAACTTGAAACCATTACCTATAAAACTGTACTTAAAGATGGTAGTCTCGTCTTATCCAATAATATGGCGGAACATGCGATCAAGTATTTGGTTATGAGACGTAAAAATTGGCTCTTTTCACAAAGCTTTGAGGGTGCTAAATCAAGTGCTATCATTATGTCTCTATTGGCAACAGCTAAACGACATCACTTGGATAGCGAAAAATATATAGGTTACCTACTAGAGAATCTTCCGAATGAGGAGATATTCGCCAAAAAGGAAGTTCTAGAGGCTTATTTGCCATGGGCAGAGAAGGTACAACAAAATTGTAGATAACAAAATCTTCCAGAGTCAGTGAACTTTGGAAGATTTTAATATACCTTGTTATTGGGCGCTTACGTTATGACTGCTAAACAAATTCAAGAACTCCAAAAACGAAATGCTCTTACAAAATCAAAAATCTATCTAGATTATACATCTAGATAGACTTCCCAAGCATAATGCTTGAACATATTGAATACTCTATTTAGGTTGGAGAGAGATAATTAAACATAGAGCATTCACACCGTAAAACGGAGAAAAGTTTAATGACATTTCAGGTCATAGATCAAAAGATTTAATCCTCTTTTTTCTTAGAACCATACATAAGAGTGCTTATTAACAAAACAATTATTCCAAACAACGATAGATGAGTATTGATCTCGCCAGTAGAAGGAAGTTCAACTTCTGGATTAACAACACCATCTGCTTCAACTTCAGCTTTCTTATCTTTGCCTGCTTGGGCGGCATCTTCGGCTGCTTTCACGGCTGCTTCAGCTGCGGCTTCTGCGGCATCTTGGGAATCTGGTTTGCCGTTGCTATCCGCATCGTTGACGGTTACTTCTGATGTCGTTACTTGATCAAGACGTGCTTTCAACGCTTCTTTGACTGGGCCTTCTGGTAAGCTATCGACTAACGGAGTTGCTGTACCTTTCTTCTCAGTTGTGACATCGTTCAAGCCATCTACGGCTGATTTCTCATCTGGATTAACAACACCATCTGCTTCAACTTC